TCTCAAAGTTGGCTTCAAGGTTGATAGCCTGCATGAAGTTGTAACGGTTATCCCCGATGGTCACGAAACATTCAGCCAAGGAAGCGGAAACAGCATCCTTGGCGTTCATGATGGTTCTATCTGCCATGATGGTTGTACCTCCTTACTGAACATAGACGGTCATATAAAGCTGTTCCATAGCGTTCACGGGGGTCACATAGTCAGTAACCACCACGGATTTCTTGGTATCGCCCTTTTCAACCGTCACATTTTCGCCGCTGAAGTTCTCAATGGCCCGAATATCCTGAAGTTCCGTGTGGTGCTTCACAATATCGTTCCAAAGGGAAATCCGGCCAGCGGCATCATTGGGAACCTTGCCAAGATACTTCTTGCCGAACAGAACGGCAATATCATTGGCGATCTGATCCAAAACTCGGATCGTCTGGTTGCTGGAAAAGTCGCTGGACTTTTCATCCGTGATGGAAATGAAGCTGTTAATGTCGGTCAGGACACACACCGCTTCATCCACACGATGGAACATGAAGGAACCTTCCCTGATCCCGTTTTCAAGCTGGGTCTGCGTGAAATCGGTGTCCACATCGTATTCACCATCATAGGTCATGTTGGTGGCGCTCTTATTGACCGCCGTGCCGCCGATCACACCCGTAACCCAAGGGATCAGGGCGGTGGAAGTCTTGTCGGAAGTCAGGCCGTTCTTGACACTCACAACGCCTTCATAATCGGCCAGCTTACGGAAAAGAACCACCTGAAACTTCTTGCCCACATCATCACGCATACGCTTTGCGAAGGCCGCAAACAGGGCGGTGATGGTGGCCTTGCTCTCGGTACAACCCATAGCATTGAAGGTGTACGCTTCCGCCTGATCAAGATAGGTCTGATAGTCGGAATCGGCCACGGTGCCATTGGTGCCGCCCGTCAGGGGCAAGGAAGCGGTCAGGGAAAGGGTTCCGCTGGACTTCCAATCCAGATAGTCATTGGCCTTCAGGCCGGTGATAGCGGCCACACCTTCCTGAAGATCAACCTGAACGGTTCCCAAGAAGGTTTCCACATCGAACAGGGGCTTCTGTTCGGTGCTGTTTTCATTGGCCGTGATCACAACCCGAAGATCATTGCCACGGGTGCCGGGGTATTTGGCCGTTGCGTAGGTGTTGGACGCTTTCACGCCGCTGGAACCAAGGCGGAAGAAATGAACGGTCTTGGCGTGAAGGAAGATTTCACGCATGGGCTTCAGTTCATCCGCCGTGTACGCATAGCCGAAAATCTTCTGACTGTTCTTGATGAAGTCAGCCTGTTCCACCGTGAAAATCTTGCCTTCAGGCCCCCAATTCATGGCAAGGGGGATGGTGACAATGCCACGGTTAGAAAGGGTGGCGCTTGCCTGCGCCACAGAAATGAAGTTGATATATGCACCGGGCAGAACCTTGTTCTGCACCAAGAAGGTGCCGCCGCCAAGGGCCATATTAGTTCACCTTACCTTTCATAAAGTCTTTGATCAGCCCATCAATCTGATCATGGGTGTATTCCTTCCCATCTTCCAACAGGACAGACAGAAGATCACGCCGGTCAGCGTATCTCTTGAAGGTCAACACCCGTTCTTTGGGGAATACCACCGGGGCCGTGATGGGCGGTTCCTGTGCGGTGGTGGCTTTCTTTCTGGTAGCCATTCAATCACCCTTTCTTTGGCTCCACATCCACATCCAAGGCTTCCATCGGGGTTTCCTCGGACGGGCGGGATAGTGTCAGATTGAAGTTGACGAAGAAGTGAAGAACCCCATCTTCAACTTCATAACTCATGGAAGTTCCGTGAAGCACATCCCCATTGGGAAGGGTGATGAACTCCAAACATTCCATCAAATCCCCGGCCACCGTGAACAATTCGGTGTTGTTCCTCCCGCTGGTGGGGAAATAGTGAACATCCAGCGGGTTCCGGTTCATGAACCGGTTCTTCTGCAACGGGGAAATGTCGGGCTTCAGAACGGCAATGAAAAAACAGGGTTCTTTGAAACCCTGTTCCACATCATTCTGATAGATTTTGTACCCGGCTCCAAAGGTGGCGTTCAGCTTCATGGAAACACCTTTGATGATTTCATTGATCAACTGAACACCCCCTTCAAGGCTTCATACAACATATCATTCAGAATGGACGGGGCCAAGGTTTTCACTTCCTGTTCGGAAATCGTCAGCATGAACCGCCCCTTCACCCAACTTGCCTTCAGGGTTTTACCTAAGACGGGAACATAGCGCCCCGGCGTTTGCCGGTGGCCGTATTCCACATAGGACGCATATTCCAAGTTGTTGATGATGGTCACGGTGTACTGATCCCCATGTTTTTCAATGGGAAGGATCGTCCACGCATCACGCAAGGAACCCCCGCTGTAACCGGCCCAATATTCCTGCTTGGCTTCATCCGTAGCATAGGACGGAACCACGCCAACCGGGGTTCTTTTCTTCACCTTGTTCAGAAGGATTTGGGCAACCTTCTTGGCGGCATCCCGGCAAAGTCGATCCATGTCAACTTCCGAAAGCTGTTGAAGGCGTTCATCCAGCTTCTTCAATTCCCGGTAATCACACCGGCCCCATCTTGCCATCAGGCCCACCCCCTGAAGGGTTCAAGCATGATTTCTTGATGGTTGGAGAAAACACCCGGTTCACCGGAACGGGAATAGGTGAAGGTTCGTTCCACATCATTTGGCCGGGTGACAATGATTTTGCATCCTGCGGGAACCTTCACATCCGGGGAAAGGAACAGCTTCACCACCTGTTGGGCGGTTGCCACTTCATCCCCATTGGTTGAAGTTAATGTTTCAAAAGACAGCTTGCACGGCTGATCCTGAAGAAGCGGCTTTTCTTCAGAATCCGTCAGGTGGGTGACAGGATCGGTGACTTCTTCACGGATGAAGATAGAACACCGATCCTTCCACAACCGTTCCAAAGCGGTTCGCACGGCCTTATTTACCATACCAACCGCCTATAACGGTAGATTTCACCAATGCGCCCGTTGATCAGATAATCAATCAGGCTGTTCAACCTCTGTTCAGGGGTTGAACTACCTTCACCAAGGGCAAAGGCAATGTTGGTGTCACCTTCCTGAATGGATTTCACCGCCGCCGCATCCAGATCAAACCCTTCAAGCTGTCCAGAACACTTCTTCATGTTCAGGTATTCGCCCACGGCCATAGAAACGGCCAGACTTTCCAACCCCTCCGGGATTTCGGAAAGGTTGGAAAGGTTTTTGATCCGCCATTGAACATTGTTCAAGACAATATCCAACAGCGGATCATCAGCGGCCCCCGCCACGCCAAGGGCCGTTAGCATTGCAACCGCTTTATCACGCAACGGGGTTCACCGCCTTTAGCCACGGGAAAGAATCCGGGCAATGGGAATGGCCTTGTGGTTGATGTAAGAACGCTGACTTGCGGTGCTTTCACCGGAATGAACCAGCGTCCAGTTGCCGCCGTTTTCCAGTTCAGCCGCCGTGGGGCTGGTGCTTGCCTGCGTTTTCTTCTCATAGGACAGGCCGAAGGGGGCGAAAACCTTACGCTGACGCATATACAGCAAATCCTCACCGCCGTTGGTCTTGGGGTCACGGGCCATTTCATAGGGAACCTTTACGCCGATGTCCTCATAAGAGAAGGCACCGTTACCCATAGCGTAGGTGGTGTACTGAACACCAGCAACCACATAATCATTGGCCGCAAGGGTCTTGGAACCGAAGTAGGGCGTGACCTTGGACAGAAGGATTTCGCCATCAGCGGGGGTGCCAGAAGCGACGATCTTCAAAGCGCCGGTGGTGTTGGCATCGGCATCGAAATAGCCTTCAGAAACGGGCATCTGATCGGTGACGATCACCAGCTTGCCGTTCCAAGTACCCAATTCCAAATCACGCTGAATACCGTCCTTGTCGGTGTACTTCAGGCGTTCGATCAGGTTCAGGTTTTCAAGGCCGGTGGAAACATCACTATGGCAGAAAACCAAAGTGAACTTCTTCTTGTTCGCACCGCAAGCCTTGTTTGCCGCCGTGTTCAGGGTGGTGGCGGTCATAGCACCGGAAACGGTGGTGGTGTGCTTCTCCACAAATTCCTTGTTCTTGGCATCGGTGGTGGACATGGCAAAAATGCCCTTCAGGATGGAAAGAATGGTGGCTTCATCCAGTTCATCCTTGTACTGTGCGACCTGTTCGCTGATATTCGCCATGAAATCAACGCCACCGGTCACATCATAGGAGAAATCACGCTCTTTCCATGCCTTGGCACGGCCAACCACCACAACGCCCTGTTCAAAGGTCTTGGTGGAAGTGGCGGTAATGTCGGTAGAACCGTCATAGTTCACCGCATCACCGTCAATCAGGCCACGCATGGCAAGACGGGCGTAGGCGGTGCCGTTCTGACCGCTGAACACTTCCTGAATGTCAGGGTTTGCGGCCAATGCACGGGATTTCTTGATTTCGTTCATGTTCAGGTTGGGAACACGGGCCACCATGTACTTGAACGCTTCAGCATTGAAACTCTTGGAATCAAACTTGTTGTTAGGCATAGTTCAAAACTTCCTTTCTAAAAATAAGATTTGTAGGGGTGTTGGTTAGTCCAACTTTGCATCCGGGTGGGCTTCCAAATACTGACACAGTTCATCATAGGTCATTTTGGAAGGATCATCACCGGCCGGGGGTGTATCACTCTTTTCACCGGGCTTGGCACCCTTGAACTTCTTATCAGGGGCCTTAGTGTCAAACAGAAAAGCCGTGTCCTGACCGTCCACCAGCTTCTTGATTTCGTCACCCAAGCCCTTCACCGTGCCATCATCGGCCAGTTCAGCCTTGGCAAGAAAATCAGCCATCAGCGCCTTAACAGCGGTGTTGTTCTTGGCCTTGGCTCCGGTCAATGCCATATCAACGGCGTTGCTGATCTTCAGCGCCTTCAGTTCGGCTTCATGGGCCTTCTTCTGGTTGGCGTTGTCGGTCTGAAGCTGTGTGATCTGATCCTGAAGCGCCTTGGTGTCACCTGTGGACTTCTTCAGCGTTTCAAGCTGGGTGTCACGCTCTTTGATCGTGTTCTTTGCGTTGGTCAGTTCGGTGTTGACCTCATTGAAGCGGCTTTTGGTAACGAAGGAACCGTTCAGGCCCTCCATGACCTTATTGGCCTGTTCCTCGGTCAAGCCCCATTCCAGCAGATTTTCCTTTGTCATAGTGATAACCTCCAAATCCTTTTTTACCGTGGGTTAGGAACCACGATTTTATTTAGATTTCTGTTTACCGCCCACAAATCCAAAACGGCGATGGTATGAAAAAACCACCACCGGCCAGAAGGCCGGGGTGGTCAAATCATCAGATATTAAATTGGGGTGTTCAAAACCGTTCCATCAGGATATACGGCCATCAAGGGAAGGCTTGCATCTTTCCCATACACAGCGCCTTCCGCTTTGCATCGGAACACATATCCGGTTCCATCCCTTCCACAACATTCCTGAATGATATAGCCGTATTCTTCACCGGTATCATCATCCTTTTCACGGAACTTCTGAAGGATTTCCCGTGCTTCCTGTTCGGTCATATCATTTCACCTCCACGGTAGCAGAAATAATGTTGGGGTCAGTTGTCAGCGCCTTATCATCCAACCGGAAATAGCCAAAACACCCTTTGGAACCTCTGGTGAAGTAATCGGAAGCGTCCATATTCCCGGTTTGGGGATCAAGGTAATGGACTACACCACCGGTTTTTTCCGCAATGAACACATGGGCGCTTCCGCCATAGGTTCTTTTCCATTTGATATAAATGGAAAAGCGGGAACCATCGGGGGCATTTGCCAACGCCTTTTTCACGGCGGCTTCCGTCTGGTTCAATGCGTAGGCTTGATAGGAATATTGATATGCCCCCGGCTGAATGAAACATTCAGAACCCCAAGAAATAATGTTATTGGTGGAAGGCTTGGGCTTTGCAACCACATCATATCCACGGCGGCGAAATTCATACGCCTGAACACAACGCTGACAGTTCACGCCATAGGCGCTTCCCCGTGAATAGTTGGGGTTCGCTCCCTTGACAGCATCTTGAATCGCCATCGAAGTTCCTTTCTTGGCTCCGGTGGCCTGTTCCACTATATCCAATATAGCCGTAGCGGTTGCGGCTGTCAAGCCAGCCTTGGAACCATTGTTCACGAAGGTCTGAACCCAATCAGCATATTTCATGTTGGCGGGAACATAGTACACATCCCCATCAGCGTTCCGGGCGACTCTTTCACCGGCATACTTGGGATCAATGGCCGGGGCCGTAGTTCCACGGCAGTTTGGATGGAAGGGCGGCACAGTCACGCCGGGTTCATATTGGGAAATGGGGATCACCTTACCATCAAGCCCACCACAAATGGAACAGGTATGGGAATCCAGCGTTTCAATGATTTCCACCATTTCAACATCCAAATCTTTGTAACATTCCTTAGTTGCAACGGCGTTGAAATAGGTGGTTTCGGTGTTGACCAACCGCCCCGCCTTATACCGATGAACCCCGAACTGCTTCTGAATGGCCGTGGTGATCTTGGACGGGGAATCACCCCGAAGAAGCCCTTGCGTCAGGCTCTTACTGACCGAACCCACCAAATCATTCTTGTTCAACCAACAGCGATCCCGGAAGGTTCGCCCGTCCGTTGTCCACGGCTTTGAAAGCAAAGTTTCAAGTTTTTTCTGATCCAGCCCGGTAATATCCCAACCAAGGCCCACGCCCTTCTGAACCTCAAAGGCTGTGTGGGTGTAGCCGTTACCCACAACCTTCTTCAACAGGGCATCCAGACTATCAACCTGATTGCCGTACAGCAATTCAAGCTGTTGCTGAATACCTGTCTGAACAGCTTCAAGGCGGGAAATGTGGAACCGGGCGGACGCATTTTCCAGCTTCTTCAGCCATGCCGCATCCAACCCGGCCTGTTCACCGATCTTGATATACTGTTCAACACTCCAATGAAATTCTTCAAGCTGTCCAGCGGTCAACCATTTCCGGGCATCGGTCAGGCTGATTTGGTTGTTCACCGCAAAACGGGCATACCAGCTTTCAATTTCCTTCTGAACTAAACGCTGGGCATCCAAATACAGTTCTTCCATGTCCTGAATGGTTCGCTGGGCTTCTCGGTGGGCGCTGTCCTCCAAGATGGAAAACCGTCCACGCCAATAGTCCGCATTTCTCATGGGCGGTTCCTCCAATCCTGAAAAATGGTGCTGAAGGTGGGATTTGAACCCACACGCCTTGCGGCAACGGATTTTGAATCCGCCGTGTCTGCCTATTCCATCCACTTCAGCTTATTAGGCCACGCTGTTTCTTCATAGGGGCTTGCGCCTTGCTGAATTTTGGTTCCTTCCTTTGTGGCCTTGGTAGCCCGTGCCGGGATCGAACCGGCGTTACCGCCGTGAAAGGGCGGTGTCTTGACCACTTGACCAACGGGCCATGATGGGCCGGGGAAGGGAATTTCACCCTTTGGCGGGTAGGAGTAATAGCACCCCGCCACACTCAATGTCTGCCCCGGCGTATATTGTGAAACGGCGGGGGTTATTCGCCCCCACCATTATCACCTTGGTTCGGGTTGCCGGTCTGGAAGGCCCCGGCGTATTCCTGTGCCTGTGCCATAGCTTCTTCCTTTTCCTTCTGCAACCGGGCCATTTCTGCTTCAACATCCGTAACCCACGGGTGCTGTTCCACAATGGTTTCATTGGACAGAATACCAACGGACTTGGAACAGTTTTCAATGGATTCCGATTCATTGATCAGAATATCCCTGTTGAACACAATCGCCACATCATCCGTGAAATCTCCAACGCCGGTGTTGCTGAAGTGGTTGTTGATGAACCACAACAGTTCTTCAAAGGCCGCTTGGAACTCGGTTTCCATGCCGTTTGCGTCAAGGTCAATGTCAGAATACATGGATTGAATGTTCATCTGATTGGGATTCCCGGACAGGCGATCATCTTTGGCATCGTAGCCACGGGCATTTTCAATCAGGGCTTTCTTGAACACATCCAAAATGGCCTTGTAGTTCTCGGAACTGACTTCCACCGTCAGGGTGGTAACATCACCATCATCACGAACCTTCACGGCTCCGAAGGTGGCAAGGTTGCGGCGGAACTCACCAAGATTTTCACCATCGTAATTCTTCAGGATCAGGATGGTGTTCCGTGCGTCCTCTTGCATATTGTTTTCAAAGTCGGAAATCATGGTGTTGATTCCGTCCTGAAGGGTTTTCACACGGCGAATCAGGGGGATTTCCTGTTTGTTATACTTGAACGGAATCAGGGGAATCCGTTCCCAATTCAATTCGGTGGGTTCCTTGCCTTCTTCCTCAATGGTGAAGTAGCTTTCATGTTCCCCGGCTTCCACATCAGGCTTCAGTTCGCTTCCATCATAGATATACCGGTAAAGGCCATCGGTCTTGAACAGTTCAACCCGTTCAATGATTTTCTTGGTATATCCATCCCACACTTCCTGCGGGTAAAGACGGATAGCAGAATCAAGGATGGTGTGATCATCGTCAGCCCAAAACGGAAGAACTTCATAGGCCGGGAAATGTTTGAAGGCCAGATTGCCCTTTTTGTCATAGAACGGGAACAACCAGCCAAGGCCACCATTCAAGGCATCTTCACAAACATACTTCAGAAGCCGATGGAACCGCTTATTAAACACATTGTTCAAAGCGTCCGCATAGGCTTTGTTCTGACAGTTCACCGTGAAGGGCTTGCCCACAAGGTAGTTGGTTTTCTGATCCACCATCAGGGCATATTGGTTATCAATCAGGCGGTTGTTCGGAAGATTGTCCACTTCCTGAAGTTTGCCATCAGCACCAATGATTGTGCGCTTCCGGTTCAGAATGTCATGACGGCCTTCATAGTAGTCAGCGCCTTTGATCTGATCCATGCGCTTCAGGCTGTTCTTCCATTCACGGATTTCAGCGGCGTAAAACTGAAGTTCAGTCATGCCGTTTCGCCCACCCTGAAGGATCAGGCGGTTGATACGCTCCATAGCGTTATCCAGAAACATATTCAATCACCCTTTCCTTTCACCATCGGGGGGGGGGCAAAACCCACCGGCCTGTTTCGGGTTTTCTCTAAAACCAAAGACTGATTGGGAAGTTCCACTTCAATCTTCAAGGTTTTATATGGAAGGCGTTCAGCCCATTGTTCAATCTTGTTCAGAATATACTTCTGTTCAAACACGGGCTTTCACCGCCTTTCTTCATTGCTTAATAATTGCAATCCCCCGGAATCACACGATTTCCGGGGGATTTTGTTACTATCATGTTATTAGTCGAAGCTGAAGGCGGGGCCAACCAACATATCTTCCAGCCCGTAACGCATAGCGTCCATAAGGTGGTTGAAATCATCAATGGGAACATTGATCTTGGCCCCGAACTTATCTTCTGCCCATGTGTAGTTTGAAATCTCTGTGATGAAGTTCACGCATCGGGGATGAACAATGATGGTGTAACCCTGAATGTACTGGATTCCGTTGTTCACGCTGTCCTTGCCCTTCCGGGCGGCTCTGATACGATGAAGGCCAGCATCCCGCAATTCATCAATGCTCTTGGGTTCGGCACAATCGGCCTTGATCCGTTCCTTGCCGTAGCCCATGCCGGTGATCCGGTCACAGATTGCCCGGTTTGTCAGGGCCTTTTCATACAGTTCATCAAAAACCCAAATGGTTCTTTCCTTCTCACTCACCAGCCCACAGAACAGGGCCGTAGGATCGTTGGTATAACCGAAGTCAAGGCCGAAGGCGCTTTTCACATCAGGTTTCTTGGAAATAGCCAGATAATCAAAGGCTTCTTCCCGCCAATTATCGAAAATCAGGCCATCCACAATGCCCCAACCCCCAAGGCCAGCCACCTTGTAACGGCGGGGGTTGTTTTCCTTCATGGTGTTGAACACCTTCAAATCCGCCGTGTCCAGCCATTCATTACACAGGTAATTGGTGGTTGTAGCGTAAATCTGCCCATCCGGGCTGATCCAGCTATCATGGAACTTGTATGTGGGGTTCCCTTGGGCATCCTTGCCGGTGATCTCCCCGAAGAAGCGTTTCCTGATCCAATGCTTTTCGTTCCACGGGTTGAATGTCAGCGTGATTTGCTTGAACAGGCCGGTTTCTTCCGGGATAGCACCACGGATGGATTCATCCAGCATATCAAAATCAGCTTCATTCATGATTTCGTATGCTTCTTCAATCCAGCACCAGCACAGATAGCCAATTTCAACTGTAATTGAAGTGACCTTCAGGGGATCATCAAGGCCCCGGAAGTAAATCTTCTGACCGGTGGGAAGGTAAGTCATTTCAAGGGGGCTTTCCTTGATTTCCCAATAGGCTGAAACCCCAAGGCGGTTGATTGCCCATTTCAGTTCGGTGAAACAAGAATCTTTCAAGGTTCTGAACACTTTGCGAACCACAAGGGTATTGGCTTCCGGGTAT